AACTACGTGAGCGAATTAAACCTAAAAGCAACCACAGTCTTCCAGAAGAACTGGGAAGCAATCCAGAGCACAAGTAGATTCATAGTTAACGAAGGTGGGTCAAGGAGTTCTAAGACCTACTCCATCTGTCAGGTGCTTATACTTTATCTACTGCAGAACCCAAATAAGACTGTGAGTATTGTCAGGGCTTCGTTCCCAAGTCTACGTGCCACTGTGATGCGTGACTTCTTTGAGGTGCTCCAAGAGTTAGACATGTATGATGTGAAGTACCATTCCAAGACTGAACACATATACACGTTCCCTAATGGAGCTAAATGTGAATTCTTTAGTGCAGACCAGGAACAGAAGTTACGTGGTCGTAAACGAGACGTATGCTGGGTTAACGAAAGTAACGAGTTGGACTATGAAAGCTTCCAACAATTAAACATGCGTACAAATGAGAAGGTGATTGTGGACTACAATCCAAGTGCAGTCGAGAGTTATCTTTACCAATTGCCAGAGGACAAATCCACGAGAATCCATTCCACATACCACGACAATCCATTCCTTTCCAAGGACATCATAGAAGAGATCGAAGGGTACAAAGATTCTGACCCAGACTATTATCAGATCTTTACCCTCGGTAAGAGATGCTTCTCTAGAGAGAATGTCTATAATAAATGGGACACACTAGATCAGAGACCACCACATTTAACAGAACACATTTATGCTATTGACTACGGGTACACACACCCGACTGCAATGGTAAGGATATGGTACCATCCCAACCACAAAGATGTATTCATAGAAGAGATCATATATGAATCCCATTTAACATCCGGGGATATCCTTAGAAAATTCCAAGAGAATGAAGTGGATTCTTCTAAGATGATAGTTGCTGAGACTGCTAGACCAGAGGTCAATGCGGATCTAAGAAGGGAAGGTTATAGAATCATAGAAGCCACCAAGGATGTTAGAGATGGTATCTTAAATGTTAAAAGCTTCCGTGTGACGTGCTCTAGTAAGTCCCACAACATTATTAAAGAGAACTTTAACTATAGGTACAGAAAGATAAATGGGATTATCTTGGAAGAGCCTATTAAGTTATTCGATGATGCTATGGATGCAATCCGATATGGTCTAATGTGGGTTAAGCGACACGGGCAGAAGTCAACAAGTTCTACTGGACAAATCTATTCATTTGAGTTATAACGAAAAAGTCTCTGTGTGTAAGTAATATATAAGTAAATAAATTCACAAATGGCGATTACAATAGTTGGACAACCCGATCAAATAATGCCTGCGTATAATCCCGTAGTGTATTATCTTAATTCTAATAATAAGGCTTTCACAGGCTTTAGATACATTATACAAATATACGATGCAGGTACTGCTACACTGTTAGCCGAATTTAAGGTGGCACCAAGACCCACGGATGGTTATGGATATGTAGATATTTCTAAGATAGTCCAATCTAAGTTATCTAGTTATCTTAATATAAATGCCGCCTCATTTTCTTCTGCTGATACTGGTACAGTCTATAACTACGACCTTAAATTCGGAGAAGAATATGTGGCAACTAAGGCTTGGCAAAGTTACCAGAGTTCAGGTACCACCCCTGCATTTGTTAGAATTAATTCTACTGCACATGGTTATGTGGCTGGGGATCAGATTAAGTTAACTACAAGTGTCACATACACTGATGCAAGACAAGCATTAAATGGTTACTTTACAGTGCAAAGTGTGGTAAATGCTAATGCTTATGTTATTAATTTATCATATGTACCTGGAATGGTAGGTCTTCCTGCATCTGGGACTTCCCAATATGCAGACAATAGAATACTTAGATACACAAACCTTACAAGTCTACTAAACAGAAGGGTGTTTAATAGAGCATATGAATTCCAAGACTGGCCAAGTTATACTCAATCACAGATTATCTTAGGGAGTTCCACAAAAGAAATCCTAACCAATGCACCTAACACTGGCTTTTATATACGCCCCGATCAGCGGGCATTTTGGAATTTCTGGGATAATAAACAGAACCTATGTAAATATGTTCTGTTCCAAAATGATGCTGGTGAGACATTCTATATGAACACCTCTAGTACTGCATCTTTTGTTAAGCAGGTTAATGTTGCATATGGAATTTCACCAATAGGACTTGGAGGTGCCGTACTTCCATTAGTTAAGAGTACCACTTTATACTATGATGTTTGGTCTACATCTTCCAATCAACTGAACGTACAAACTTCTGAAAAGCAAAGACTTTATATAGATAGAATCTGTCCTATTAACGAAACACAAATACTATTCTTAGACCGTGCAGGCTCTTGGAGTTCTTTTAGTTTCCCATTAAGACAAATAGAAACAGGCCAAGTCACTAGAGACGCTTACCGTAAAGAACTAGGAGGACTTAAAGCTGGTGCATACACATATGCTACTACAGACACAGGCACTACTAATTGGTACATTAGTAACACAAAGAATTACACTTTAAATACTAGTTGGATCACAGATGAGATGAGTGTTTACTTTGAAGAACTTATCACAAGCCCACAGACATTTGTTCTCTTTGATGGAAGTGTGAGTTGGTTAGCATGTCAGATTGTTAATAGCAACTACACTATAGAACGCTCTAAGAATAAGAAGTTAATTAGAAAGACTATAGAGATCAGATTAGCAAACAACGATAACATCAACATATGATAAATCAGATAACTAAAATACAACTAATAGGTAGTCTTCAAGGTTACCTAGATGTGTCAGCAGCAGTCCCAGTACCAATGAATTATTCAGTGGCTGATATTAGAGATATTTCTAAGAGGACTGGTGCATTCTCCAAGGCTATAAAACTACCAAATACCAAGAATAATTCTAGACTACTAAACCATTACTTTGATTGTAATGTGCAAGCTGGTACATTTAATATAAATAAATTACAGCAATGTATTTTATTACAGAACAATATTCCTATCACCCAGAATGCGTATGTACAGTTAGTCAACGTTAAGAAGACCCAGAACGTACAGACAGAAGATGATGATGTGGAATACGAGGTACTTATTAAAGATAATGTTGGAGATTTCTTTACTCGACTTGGTGGCACATTATTAGAAGAAGTGGAATTAGGTTCATTCACACACAATTATACCACTACTAATATTAAAGCCTCTTTCGATAACACATGGGTTGACGGATATAAATATGTTCTTCCTCATATTGCTACACCCGCAAGTGGTCTTCCTAAATATGTGCTATCAGAACTTAAACCAGCAATATATGCTAAACAGTATTGGGATCGTATACATGCTAATGCTGGATTCACTTATGATTGGAGTACACAAGCAGCTCTTAATGTGAGATTTGATAAGTTACTAATACCTTTTAATGCAGAAGATGAAAAGATAGCTGAAGAGACTATAGAGAATGTAAAAGTTATAGCAGATCGCGCAGGAGAGGGCACTACAAATTATTTTATAAATCAAGCTCTTAATGGAAGTACCATTGATTTTGTTAAGCCTTTAACTATACCTAATGAGATTCAAGATAATTTAAGTATCTATAATCCTGCATTATCTCAGTATGCTAACCAATTCTTATTAACAGCACCTACAGGATTAACAGTAAAATTTGAAGTTGATTACGATTTTATTATCGATAATACGGGTAGTATAAATGCTACTTGGGGTGGAATAGCTAATTATCAACCAAGAATAAGAGCTTTAAAAGTGGCTAACAATTCTGCTTTACCTTGGTTAAATATAGGACCACTAACTAATTTCGTTTCAATAAACACTTCTCAAACAAACTATACAAATCTTCCTCCAGGTGAAAATTTACTTTACACTATAAACAATAGTTTCACCCAGACCCTTTCGGGTTTAACTGCCGCTGATGTTCTTAAATTTGAAATTGCTATGATTCAAGTAGGAGGTTCTCAGTTTTGGAATTCCAATGGTCGAATAAATCCTATTATTAGATTAAGGAGTTTAAAAATGACTATCTCTTTAAATGCTAGTACATTAGTTTATGGATTCCCAATAAATCCAAATTCTTTTATTCCTAAAAAGATTAAGCAATCGGATTTCATTAAGAGTATCTGTATGATGTACAATCTATTTGTTGAAACAGATCCTAATGATCCTAATAAATTAATTTATAAACACAGGGATCAGTTCTATGATTCTGGGAAATCGGTGGATTGGACTGAGAAATTAGCCAGAGATAGAGAACAGAATGTTAAGTTCCTTCCAGAATTAACTAGTAAAAGACTTATCCTAACTTATAAAGGAGATAAAGATGTTGCTAATGAAACTTATACGGCTGCCACTAAAGAAATATACGGACAACATGAAGTGGTGTTCCAGAATGACTACATTAAAAACATAGACACAAAAGAACTTATATTCTCCCCAACACCAGTTCAGACAACTTCTTTTGGTACTGTTGCCCCATTATATAATGGGCAATCTCCAAATACCAATATAAGAATCCTATTAGATAACGGAGAAAAGGCATGTAATAGTTATCAAATAGAAAACTATACAAACAATGTAGAGACCCTAATTTCTTATCCTTGTGTGTCTCATATGGATGCTGTAACAAATCCCACATTTGATATTAACTTTGGTATTTGTGATTTTTACTTTTATGATCTTGTACAAACTACTCAGAATAATCTATTTAATAATTTTTGGGCTCGTACGATGTCCCAAATAGATCAAGGTAAGCTTCTCACTGCCTACTTTGCTTTAAGTGAAGCAGACATACAGTTAATGAAGTTAAACGATAAAATTAGAATCGATAACTCTTGGTGGAACATTAACAAAGTAATAGATTATGACGCAGGAGCTAATTCCTTAACTAAAGTGGAATTAATATCTATAGATCCTGCATTACTACTTCCTAGATTTGGTGGCACTACAACCTCTTGGGCTCCTAATTGGAAAGTGACACAACCATTTAAACCCTTATTACCTATTAGTCCTGTTAAACCTGTTAAACTTGTTAATCTTGCTTTAGAAGAATTAAGAAATTACAATACTTCCATTATAGATTCTGAAAGCAATGTGATTTTAATGGGTAAGCAGAATCAGATTTCTACAAATTTTAAAGGTATTGTAATTTCAGATAATGTTATAACACCAGTAAATGGAGTAGGAGTTTATGTAGGAGATTGGTTATTAAGCGATGATGGTACATATAGTTATACAGGTCTTAGATTTATTGATGGTGGATTAGATACCACAATGAATAAAATTAAATTAAATCCAGTAGATATCATTGATGGAGGATATGATGATGTTAGAAAAGATGGAGGATGGAGATCTAATAGAATATTTATAGACGGCAATGAAAATGATCTAAATTAAAAATCTGATATATAGGATAATATAACTATACAAAAAAAATTCTAATGGCAAACATAGAATACTCAAGGATGATCCTTAAAAGAACCAGCACACCCGCGTTGGTTCCCACAGCAGCTACTAGTACTGACTTAAATTTACTAGGACCTGATGAAATATTTGAAGGAGAATTATTTTACAATATACCAGATGAAATACTTTACTGTAATTCTAGTGGTACAATAGTACAATTAAACTCTGTTGGACCCACAGGTGGTACTGGAGCAACTGGTGCTACTGGACCTTCTGGAGGACCTATAGGAGCTACTGGAGAAACCGGAGCAACCGGAGTTACAGGTAGTACTGGAGCAACTGGTAGTACGGGAGACACAGGACCAACAGGTAGTACTGGAGACACAGGAGCTACTGGTACTGGACCAACAGGACCACAGGGAGATGCAGGACCAACTGGAGCTACAGGTGCTGGTATTAATTTCTTAGGAGTTTGGGATGTTGCCACACAATATCTTATTAATGATTCAGTTTTAGATGACACTGCAACACCTTATCTTTGGATTTGTATCCAAGATTCTCTTGGTGACGATCCCACATTATCACCTTTATATTGGGTAGTAATTTCTACACCAGGTGTTACTGGAGCTACTGGTGCTACTGGTGCTACTGGAGCTGGAACTAATGGAACT